GCGCCTTCACCACCACCTCCGCCAACACTGCTTCGCTGCAGAAGATCTTCGTCAACGTCACCTCGCTGAAGCGCTACGTCAAGGTCTCTGTGACCGTGGCTGGTGGCACCGGCGCTGGTGCTGTTGCGGTGATCGGCCTTGCTTCCGCGAAGTACAGCTGACCATGGCGCTGACGGAGGATCTGGATATCTTTTTGGCGGATTTTGGCGTTAGCTGCACGGCTGGCGCCACTACCGCCAATGGGATCCTGGACATGCCCAGCCAGGTGATCAGCGATGGGATGGTGCTCACCACCGACTACACGCTGACCGCCAGAACCTCCGCATTTGGCAGTCTCATCCGCGGCGACTCGATCACTGTGGATGGGACTGCTTACACCGTCCGCGAGACGATGTTGATTGACGACGGCAAGTTCGTTCAGCTCGGGATTCAGAAGACATGAGCGGTCCCTTCAAGGTCAACACACGGAGCCAGTGGGCAGCACAGAATCCTGTGCTGATGGCAGGGGAGCCTGGCCTTGAAAGTCAGACCGGCAACCTGAAGATCGGTGACGGCAGGACAGCGTGGAATACGCTGCCGTATTTCAGCAGTCCAGCGAACTGGGCATCGTTCTGGGATACAACGTCGCAGACGGCTACGGCTAATACGCCAACGTCGATCCTGCTGCGCAAGAACGATCTAGACAACCGTGGCATCAAAGTGATCTCGGATAGCCGGATCACGGTTGACCATCCGGGGATCTACAGTTTCACGTTCTCGATCCAGTTCAGCAATTCCGACGCGCAGATCCACGACATCAACGTGTGGCTTCGCAAAAACGACAGCGGCGCAAGTGGCGACGTTGCTGATAGCGATAGCAAGTTCAGCATCATCTCCAGCCATGGCGGCGTTGAGGGCAACGTGATCGGAACGGTGAACTTCATCCTCAAGCTGGCGGCGGCGGACTACATCGAGCTGATCTGGGCGACTAGCAACGCTGCTGCATACATCCACGCCGAGGCCGCGGCGACCAGTCCGTTCGCCCATCCGGGGATTCCGGGCATCATTTGCACAGTGGTGCAGGTGGCATCGGCATGACAACGAAGCGCGAGTCGATCCTGGCTGGTATCCGGACGGCGCTGACGGGCACCACTGGCGTGAGCACGCGCATCTACCGCAGCAGGGTGGAGCCGCTGGCTAGGGGCGAGCTGCCGGCGATCGTGGTCGAGCCGATCAACGATGTGTGCGTGCAGTTGACCAGCACACCAACGCTGGATTGGACGCTCACCGTGCGCATTGCGGTGATTGTGCGAGGCAACATCCCAGACCAAGTGGCCGATCCGATTGTGGAGAGTTTGCACGCGAAGGTGATGGCGGATCTAACAGTCGGAGGCCATGCCTACGACGTGCAACCGACTGGAGTCAGCTTTGATATGCAGGAGGCAGACCAGCCATCTGGTGTGATCTCCTGCGACTTCGTGGTGAAGTATCGGACTCAGGTCGCTAATTTGGCGCAGAGTCCGTAGTAGCTACGATGATGGACGAATACAAAGGCCAGGGCGGCAGCTATCTGGTCGACAAGAAAACCGGCAAGCGAAAGCTCGTCGAGCGGACCCAGCCGGCTCCCCATCCACAACCCGAGGTAGCCACCAATGGCCTCAGTTCTGACACGCCGGCGCCTGATTCTGGCGAAGATTGAAAGCACCTACGGCACTGACTCGAGTCCAACCGGCTCGAGCAATGCCATCTTGGTGCGCAACCTCGAGATCCAGCCGCTGGTCGCTGAGACCGTGAACCGCGATCTGGTGCGTCCTTACATGGGACAAGCCGATCAACTGCTGGCTCAGACCAGGGTTGAGGTGAGCTTCGAGGTGGAGCTGGCTGGCTCTGGCACCGCTGGCACCGCTCCGGCCTATGGTCCGGTGCTGCGTAGCTGCGGCCTGTCTGAGACGCTGGTGACCAGCACCAGTGCCACCTACGCGCCCGAGAGCAGCGGCTTCGAGAGCTGCACCATCCACTATCACGAGGATGGCATCCGCCACAAGCTGACCGGCTGTCGCGGCACCTTCGAGATCAACGGCGAAGTGGGTCAGATCCCCGTGATCAGCTTCACCATGACGGGCATCTACAACGCCCCGACCGATGAGACGCTGCCCACCCCGACCTACGCCAACCAGGCCACCCCGCTGATCTTCAAGCAGGGCAACACCACCAACTTCAGCGCCTTCTCCTACAGCGGCTGCCTGCAGAGCTACAACTTCAGCATGGCCAACGACGTGATCTATCGCGAGCTGGTGGGCTGCGCGAAGGAGATCATGATCACCAACCGGGCGCCCAGCGGCACCATCGTGATCGAAGCTCCGACCATCACGGCCAAGGACTTCTTCACGATCGCTACCGGCAGCAGCACCGGCAGCATCACCTTCCAGCACGGCACCACCGGCGGCAACATCGCCACGGTGACCACTGCTCAGTCCGACCTGGGCAACCTGACCTATTCGGATCAGGATGGCGTGCAGATGCTGAACATGCCGTTTATTGCGGTTCCGACCAGTTCAGGCAATGATGAGTTCAGTCTCGTTTACACCTGATCTTGGCTTTTGTTCTTAAGCAGTCGGACACCTACTCGTGGCCGGTCGCCTTCGATCTCCCTGTCGATGGTGGCCGCCATGAGCGTCAGACGTTCGATGGTGAGTTCAAGCGTCTTCCGCAGAGCAAGATCGGTCCAATGGTGGCCGACCTGCAAAAGCTGGAAGACCTTGGCGATTTGGATCAGATCACCGAGATCGCCCGTGAGGTCATGGTCGGCTGGTCCGGCATCAACGATGATCATGGCAAGGAAATCCCCTTCAGCCAGAAAGCACTCGACGAATTGCTCGAGGTGCCGTTTCTTGCCATCGCCGTGCTGAAGGCCTACATGGACAGCATCAAAGGGGCTAAGCGAAAAAACTGATCGAGGCCGCTGAGCATTGGGCAGGCGGTGGCGTTGTGGACGAAACCGCCGACGATGCCGCGGCCTTTGGTCTCGAGCTGCCAAACCTGCCGCCACCACCGGATGAAGACTTCGGGATCCTGCCTGAAAACTGGTCAGTGGTCGAGATGTTCCTGCGTGTGCAGACGCAGTGGCGCACCACAATGAGTGGCGTGATCGGATTGGACTATGCAGCGGTGCGTTGGCTGTTTAAGCTGTACGACGTAGAGGAACCGCGTGCGCTGCTGGAGGATCTTCAAGTGATGGAGGCCGCAGCCATGGTGGTTCTGAATCAACGGAGCGGCTGACATGGCCATGAATATGGATGCCATGCTCCGCATCAAGGCGGACGTTCAAGGCGAGAACAATATCCGGCGGCTTGGCAACTCGATGCAGGGATTGCAAGGGCAGGCCAAGAACGTCGCCTTGTCCTTCAATAACCTCAAGGGCGCTGTTGCAGGATTTGGCGCAGCCATTGCTGGTAGCGCGATCGTTGGCGGCCTGTCTGCTGTGGTCAAGAAGTCGATCGATGCTGGCGATGAACTGTTCAACCTGCAGGCCAAGACCGGCATTGCAGCCACAGCTTTGACTGGGATTGGCAATGCGGCCAAGCTGGCTGATGTTGATATTGGCACCCTTGGCAAGGGCATCAACAAGTTCAACCTAAATCTGGTCAAGGCAGCAGAAGGCAATACGGATCTAGCCAGACAGTTTCAGCAACTGGGCGTGAATGTAAAAAATACCAACGGTCAACTGATCCCAACCGATAAAGCGCTCAAGCAGATCGCGGATAAGTTTGCCGATATGCCCGATGGGGCGAAGAAGGCACAGCTTGCCGTGGCTCTGTTTGGCAAGTCCGGTGCTGAGCTGATTCCGCTGCTGAATGAAGGCGCGGCCAGCATGGAGAAGTTCACCTACAAGATCTCCGACGACTTCGCCGCTCGATCTGATCTGTTCAATGACACGCTGACCGAGTTTGGGATCAAGACTCAAGGCTTCGGGATGGAGTTGACCGACGCGCTGCTCCCCGCTCTCCAGTCAATCATCGAAGTGTTCGGCGAGTTGTTTGACAGCAAGACGGACTGGACTGATCTGTTCAATGTCATCAAGTTCGGCATTCGCAGCGTGGCGGCTGTGCTGCTTGGCATGGTCAAGCTCGTCGATGAAGCTGTTCGGTTGATCGGTTCCTTTGCAAAACGAGCTGCGCTGGCATTCAAGGGCGACTTTGCTGGTGCGCAGGCTGAGGCCGACCGCTTTGGCGCTGACTTCATGAAGCGCTTCCAAGCCAATATGGGTCAATTCCAGCGGTTGTTCACGGATGCCCCATCCCCAGGCACCGGGCGCCGCACTGGCCGGACAGCACTGGACATGAGTGGAGCAGATGCGCGAGCCGCTGCGGAGGCTAAGCGTGCAGCTAGCGAGGCTGAGCGCTTGCAGCAAAAGCGCAATAATCTGACACAGCAGTTTGTTGATTTGCAGCAATCTTTGGCACGTAAAGTTGAAGATGTAAATGCAGCCTTTAAGAATGTTGGCGCGACCCCAGTCGAGAAACTATTGGCAGATCGAGCTGATGCGTTGCGTGAAAACGATCGCACGGTCGATGATCTAACCATGCAGGTGGTTAAGTTATTCCGCGAGATTAGAGCGGCTGGCGGAGAGGTGGACATCAAACCGCTCGAGAAACTTATTAACCAACTTTCACAGGCGAACGCAGACCTTGCTCAGCAGCAATTTACTCAAGGCCTGAAGGATCTACTGCCCAGCCTTGAGGATTACGATGCCAAGATCCGTGAGGTGCAACAAGGCAAGCAGCAACTGACTGAAGTTGAGAAGCTCAATTCGCAAATCAATCTCCTGCAACTGGACATTCTGGCCGCTACCAACCCAGAACTGGCCAAGCACGTTGCGCTATTGCGTGATCGCGCCGCTGCCTTGGATGCTGCTAACAAAAAGCAAAAAGAGCAGGAGGATAGCTTTGGCGCGAACTTCAATGAGAAGATCAAGGCCTACTATGAATCGATCAGCAACTTCGGCGCTCAAGTTGGGGATGCCGTTGTCAATACCTTCCAAGGCCTTGAGGATCAGCTGACCACTTTTGTCACCACCGGCAAAGCAAACTTCGCAGATCTAGCCAACAGCATCATCGCCGACATTGCTCGCATTGCGATCCGGCAGGCCATCATCAGGCCGTTGGTGGGTGGCATCTTCGATATCTTCAATATCAAGCCGAGCGCCATGGGCAACGTCTTCGCTCAGAACGGCATCCAGAAGTTCGCCCGTGGCGGCATCGTCGACAAGCCGACGATGTTCCCCTTCGCCAATGGCATCGGTCTGATGGGCGAGGCAGGACCTGAGGCGATCATGCCGCTACGCCGTGGCCGTGATGGCCGCCTCGGTGTGCAGGCTGCCAATGGCGGCGGCGCGGTGAGCGTGGTGGTGAATGTTGACGCCAGCGGCACCAGCGTTCAAGGTGATAACGCCAAGGGCGCCGAGTTCGGCCGGGCAATCAGCGAAGCCGTCAAGAATGAGATCGTGATTCAGAAGCGCCCAGGAG